GAAGTTGGATAAACTCTTCCATAGTCAGTAGCTGTTGTAGGTGTTAAGTAAAATATTGTGTCTCTTGTTTGGTCGTCTGTTTTTAAAACCCAAAGTACATTATTACCTACTACTAAAGATTTGATTTTATTATCACTATTACCACATTCGTAGTAATCTAAATCGCTACAGTATGAAGGATTATTTAAAGAGCAATGAAAAACAGCATTTGGATAATCTTCGTTTCCACTAAAGAAAATACGATTATCAAATACTGTTGCTATTGTACAATTTAATATTCTTTCTTTATATCCTTGTACAGTCTTTTTAAATTTAATTGATACATTATCTTGTCCTATTACACTTGGTGTAGCAGGAGCAGTATTAAAAGTTACTTTACCTGCCACGGTATCTACTGTGTAATTTGTAACTGTAGTGCTATTTACTTTTACCTCTTCAACTGAATCTATATCTTGTGAATCTAGTAAATAATCAATACTTGTTCCGTCTCCTGAAAATGTATTTATCCTATAATCAGATAGCATATTTACATCATCTAAGATTTCACCACCACCTGACGGACTTCTTGATATAGTTGTTGTTGGTATATAAGCATTATCTAATACAGATGTAACAGTTGTTCCGTCATATTTTAAGTAATTTGTACCGTCAGTTATATATAGGTTATCTCCAAACATAAACATATTAGATTCGTTATCAGCCATTTGGCTAAATAAAATCTCTTTTGTTTCTCCGTCTAAAGAACCTCTATATAAAGTAGTTCCACAATGTACTATAAGTTTTGTTCTTGAAAATAAATACATTCCGTGTATTCTATCATCATCAAAATGTTCTATTAGTTTATAACCGTGGTCTTGTTTGAATTATGTTTGAATCTGTTTCAGCATAAGATTTCCATACATTTAAACAGTCAGGTGAGCGTGATGTATCAACTAAGCCTGTAGGATTAAGCAAGTCTATTCCTTTGAAATTGCTATATACTCTAGTCATAGAGCTTCCTATTGAATAAGCCATTAATCAAAATCTCCTTCTGTTATATTCGCACTAGCTCCAATTTTACTGAAATTAATCATTTGAAGCTTTCTATTTAATACTCTTTCAAAAGCCGTCCAGTCTTGTCCGAGGGTCTGTTTTAAATAAATCAGAAGCTACCATATATGGAAGTATAGCTTGTAATTCCTGAGGTATTTCAAGCTCAAAATCATCATCTGTTTCTTCTGTAATAGGTTCTAAATAAGGAATATACTCAACTATATAAGTTAGATTATCGACATTACTTAGATATAAATAATCACCTAATATTTTGTAATCTCCCTCAGATAAAGGATTATTATATTCGTCTAATACTGTAATAGATTTAATCTTTTTACAGTTTGGCATTTTTACTCTTTCATAGCCTTGTTTGTCAGTATATTTGCTTACACTTATTTCTTTAAGCTTAGGTATAGTTTTATAGTTAGATAACTCTTCATAAGGTGAAGCATAAAGTAAAGCACACTTCATTTGTATATCTTCATCATCAGTAAAATAAGTATTATTTGGTGCGTACTCATCACATAAACTAACAAATATTTTTTTATTTTCTCCGTATGTCATAGCTTTCTCCTATTCTAAAGTATTTAAAATTTCTTTAATCTCCTCTAGTGTTTGGAATCCTTCTCTTGTTACTATATAACCGTCTCCTTCATTCCATATAAGCCTTGTACCAAGTGGAAGTACATAAGTAATTTTAGATTCTTCCCTCATAGATGTAAGTTCGTCTATAGATTCTTCGTGTGTTATTTCTGTTGTAAATACTCTGCCGTGTACTGTTTGCTGTACTTTCTTTCTTTGTGTTCCGTCATCAGATGTAATTTCAAATTCATCTTCTACATCTGTATCTTCCTCTATTGTTAAACATAAAAAAGGTCTTAATGAAGGTGCTACAAACACTCTTTCTAATTTCTTTTGTTTTTTGTTCTTATCAATTTCCATAAGATACCTCCTCATAAATTATTTGGCATAAGTTTAAGGACTCGAACCTCAAATAACGGTTTTGGAGACCGTTGTGTTACCAATTACACCAAACTTACATAATGGTTGCAGGAGACAGAATCGAACTGTCAAAGTTTGGGGTATGAACCCAAATGGCTTCCATAGCTTCCTGCCAAATATAAAAAAATAAGGGGCATTTACGCCCCTATATTATCTATTTAAGAATGGTGAATCAGCAATTCCACTTACAGTCTCTTTTATAGCGTATGCTTGTTTAGGTTCTACAACTAAACCACCATATACATATAAACCTTTGAAGTATGTACCGAAACCTTTTTCTTTTTCAACAGCTGAAACTTTGTCGATTTGTTCTGCAAATGCGTAAGCTTTACCTGTTCTTAAGAAGTTGTATCTTACATCAGAAGCTACAGGTAATCTATTTTCAATGCAAATATTAACATTGTTATATCTACCTATAATACCTCTCTTCATTAAGTCAAGGTTAGCTGTTGCAAGTTCTGTCATGTGTATTCTTAATTCAGAGTACATTTTTGGAGAAAATTCTCCCCAAATTTCTGTAGATGTTGGTACATTATTACCATATAGATATACTAAACCGTCTTCGATAGCTCTCATTACATTCTTTTCATTTGGTGTAATAGCTGTAGCTGAGGCTTCGATAGTTGGTTTTGTAGAGTCAGTATTTATAACTGCTTGATATAATCTTGCAGATACAAATTCGTCAGCGTCTAAAGCTAATGCTTTAGCTGTTTCTGCCATATCTTTTTGTACAGCACCTGGGATAGCTTGTACTTTGTCTATATCGTCATAATATTTACCAAAGTATCTTTGTTGGTCTATAACTAATTCTGCTTCTGTTCCGTCAACCTCATCAAATGTAATATCTGCACCTTGTGTGTATGCTCTAATTTGAGTATCACCAAGTCTTGTGATGTGTAGTTTTGTTCCATATTTGATTTCACTATTAAATGAATAATCACTATGTTTTCTCATACCTGTAATTACATCTAGTTCTTTTAATATTGTTCTTGACCATAATTCAGGCTTAAATACTTTTAATGCTTCTGCCATTTTTTACTCCATTTCTATGGACTATTTTTTATAAAAGTGATTCATTGATTTCATAGCTTTTTCATATATTTTGTCATTCTTTAAATCTTCATCTGTTAAAGCGTTAAATTCCTCGATAGTAAAGAACTCATCAGGAGCTTTCTTAGAATCAATGTCTTTTAAAGACCCTGCTGAAAATGGCTTTTGTTTCTTAGTACCATTAATTTTCTCGTACATATCGTATATATCTTTTATAGATGTATCTTTATTGAATTTTTCTGAAAAGCTTTTAAACTCTTCTGAATCCACTATGTCCTCATCTAGTCCATTTTCTTTAATTTCTTTTAATCTTTTTTCTGTTACTTTTTTATTTTGTAAATAATTATTAAGTTCTGAATATGTTTCCTCTTCTCTAACTGTTCTGTTAACATTCGCTAAACGGTTAAATTCTTGATTTACATACTCATCATCTTGGGCGTCTAAAATTTCTTTAGCGTCATATTTTCCTAGAACTTTGTCATCATTTTTGTTTGACCTTGTCCTAGAAATAGTTACTCCATACTGCTTTTCAGACATATCTAGTAAGCCGTCTAAGCTACTTTGATTAGTTTGTTTCTTTAAGACATCAATTAATTGGTCTTTCTTAAACTCTTCATCATCATAAGCTCTCATTTTCCTTGAAATTGCTTTATCAAGTTTCTTTTGGAAGTTACCTTCCCATTTAGCTTTCATTTCGTCTACTTCTTGCTGTGAGTAACTCTTTGTGTCCTCAACATTTGCTGTATCTTTTGTTTGATTTTCTGCTTCATTATCAACAGATAAATCTTTTTCGTTTTCTTCGTCCATAATTGACCCCAGTTTAAAGTCCTCCGACTATAAATTCGATTTTAGTTCTCACGAACTTGGTGCTTTCAGCAGGATTCGAACCTGCAAAAACAAGTTTCTAAGACTTGCGTGTATGCCAATTCCACCATAAAAGCATAATTGGTGTCTCCAATAGGATTCGAACCTATAAAACCTAGGGCTTAAACCTAGTGCGTTTGCCAGTTTCGCCATAGAGACATATTTTTATACATTTTCCAATTTGGAAACGGAATTTGTATAATAAAAGAGAGACCTTCCAAAATGGAAAGTCTCTTAATCTATGAAAGAGGTATTTATTAGTGGCTTTGTTTTTACAAACTTAGCCACTCTCTTAACCACTTACTTGACCACTTTCTTGACCACCGAAGGTTGAAAAGCTTTCTTGTCCTCCTTCTGATACATCTTGCATTTGTACTTGACTTGCGTCCATTAGTTGCCCTTCATTTTCCATAACAACTTGATTCATAGCTTCTTGCATTGCGTTCATTCTTTGTTGTATTTCAGCTATTTTCTGTCTTGCTTCTTTTCTACGCTGTAATATACTTTCTAATGTTGGTTTAGGCATTGCAGAACCCTCAGGAAGTGCCTC